GCCCGACCGGCCCCGACCCCCGCCAGACCCCCCTCTGGTCCGGCCAAGCGCAAGGATTCTGAAATGACCGATTTCAGCCTGACCCTCGGCCCCGTCGCCTTCGCCGGCTTCGAACTCCCCAGCAGCATAACCCTCGGCGGCCGCCAAACCCTCGCCATCCACAAATTGCCCGGCGGCATCCGCATCATCGACGCCCTCGGTCCAGACCCCGCCGACCTCGCCTGGTCCGGCATCTTCACCGGCCCGGACGCGGCCGACCGCGCCCGCCTGCTCGATACGCTGCGCATCGCCGGGACCTCACTTCTCCTCAGCTGGGATGCATTCCTCTACACGGTCGTCATCGAACGCTTCGACGCGGACTACCGCAGCCCTTGGTGGATCCCCTACCGCCTCTCCTGCGCCGTCGTGCTTGACGAGGCCGCCGCCATCCTCACCGCCATCCTCTCGCTCGCCCCCGCCATCAACGCCGACCTCGCCATTGCCGGTAGCTTCGCCGCCCCCGCCGCGGCCGCCATCGCCATCCCCGGCGCCACGACCGCCGGCACCGCCGCCTACGCCGCCGCGGCCGCTGCCATCGCTGCCAATGTCGCCAGCCTCAACAGCCAAATCACCGCCGCGGAGCCCGCCATCCAGGCCCCCGACGTCCCCACCGCCGCCGCCGCCTGCGCCACCCTCGCTCAACTGACCGCGGCCCAAGCCTACACCGCCCGCGCCGCCCGCAATCTCGCCGACGCCAGCACCTAAGCTATGCAAACCCTCACCACCGCAGGCGGCAACCTGTTCCAAATCGCCGCCGAGCAACTCAATGACGCCACCCAGTGGATCCGCATCGCCCAGCTCAACGGCATCGCAGATCCCATCCTCACCGGCCTCGTCACCCTAACGATCCCCGACCCAGACCCCACCGCCACCGGCGGCGTCGCAAACCAGTAGGCCGGCAACCGACCGTGGCCAGCAGTTCCCTCCGCACCCCCACCATCACCGTCCTCGTCGATGGCGCGCCGATGCCCGGCGTCATGAACCTCGATATCCATGCCAACGCCCACCTTGCCGCAGGCCGCTTTCGCATTCGCGCCGCCATGCCCGTGACGACTGCAGCCTCCTTGCTCACCACGGCCAGCATCATAGACCTCCAGCTCTCGCTCGGCGGCCCCACCACCAGCCTCCTACAGGGCCAGGCCGACACCATCCACATGGACGCCATCCGCAACACCGTCGAAATCGACGGCCGCGACCTCACAGCCCGCTTGCTTGACGCCCGCACCCAAGAAACCTTCGCCAACCAAACCGCCAGCGAGATCGCCACAACAATCGCCGGGCGTCACAGCCTCACCCCAGTGGTCACCGCCACCACCACGTTGGCCGGCCGCTACTACGGCGACGAGCACGACCGCATCACCCTCGGCCAGTTCTCCCGCGCAACCACCGAATGGGACGTCCTAACCTTCCTTGCCGCCCGTGAGGGCTTTGAGGTCTTCGTCGCCGCGCAATCCCTCTACTTCCAGCCCCGCAGCCAATCCAGCCCGCCAGTAACCCTCACCCCCGCCGATTGCATCACCCTCTCGCTGGAACACGCTTTGACCCTCGCCCGGGACATCGAGGTCACTGTCAAATCCTGGAATACCCGCCATCAAGCCGCATTCACCCAAACCGCCCGCAGTGCGCCGCAAGGTCGTGCATCGGGCGGTGCACCCCAGCGCATCGTCGTCGTCCGGCCTAATCTCGCCGCCAATGACGCGCTTCAGCTTGCCCAGCGGATCCTGGCCGACCTTTCCGCCCACGAGCGGATCGTCCACGCCGAGCTACCCGGGGACGTCATCCTAAACCCGCGCAGCTTGATGACCCTGACCGGCACCGGCACCGACTTCGACCAGACCTACTACATCGCCGAACTGGACCGCTCGTTCAGCCTCCACCACGGCTACACCCAGCGCCTCCGCCTCAAGAACAGCGCCCAATCCAACGCCATCACCGGCTAAACGGCTTAGGACTCACCATGGACCGCCTCCTCAACGCACTCAAAGGCCAGGGGGCCAATCAGGACCAAACCACCGGCGCCCCCCGTTTCGGCATCGTCACCTCAGTCGATCCGGCATCGGCCACCGCCCGTGTCACTCTGCAGCCCGAGGGCGTCCTCACCGGCTGGCTCCCCTTGCTCAGCCCCTGGGTCGGCGCCGGCTGGGGCCTGGTCTGCTTCCCCGCCCCGGGCGACCAGGTCCTCGTCATCCCACAGGAGGGCGACGCCGAACAGGGCTTGATCCTTGCCAGCACCTGGTCGGCGCAGGCGGCACCTCCCGTCGCCCCCAACGGCGAATTCTGGTTGGTCCACAGCACCGGCGCCTCGCTCAAGCTGCAAAACGACGGCACCGTCCGTATCAACGGCGACCTCCACGTCACCGGCGACGTCTATGACACCCACGGTCCTTTGAGTGGCCTGCGCGCCCACTACGACGCCCACACCCATCCCTCCAACGGCGCCACCACCAGTCAGCCGGACTAACCGCTGAGACCGCTCAACAAATCCCCTAACGAGGCGCCAATGCGCCCCGGCCGCCAATCTCCTCGAAGGACAACGAAGTTGCCCGACCTCACCCACCTCTGGGGCAACGATCTCGCCCTGTCCGCGACCGGCGACCTGGCAACGTCAGCCGTCCCGAACGTCACCCAGCAGCGCGTCCTCCGCCGCCTGCTTACCAACCCCGGCGACTATATCTGGCAGCTCGACTACGGCGCCGGCCTCGCCAACTTCGTCGGCCTCCCCGGCGCCGCCGCCGCCATCAGCGCCGCGATCCGTGGCCAGATCTTCAAGGAGGCCGCCATTGCGCAAACCCCTGCCCCCGTCATCACCCTCCAGGCGGACCAGTCCGGCAGCATCTACGTCCAGATCCTCTACGCCGACGCCGTAACCTCCGTTACCCAAACCCTCACCTTCACGGTCTAACCCGGAGCCTCCGCCATGCAACTCCAGCTCCAGGACTTCACCACTCTCGTTCGCAATATGGCCGCCAGCGTACAGGGCGGCGCCACAACACTCATCGATCTCACCACCGGCAGCATCCTCCGCGCCATCCTTGAGGCCAACGCCTCCGTCGCCCTCTGGCTCCAATGGCTGATCGTCCTGGTCCTCGGCCAAACCCGCGCCGCGACCTCCAACGGCGCCGACCTCGACACATGGGTCAACGACTTTTCCCTCACCCGCCTCCCAGGCCAAGCCGCGCAAACCACCGTCACCTTCTCCCGGATCACGCCGGGCTATGTCGCCAGCATCCCCGTCGGCACCCAGGTCAAAACCTCAGACGGCACACAGACATTTGCGGTCCTCGCCGACACCACCAACCCGGCCTACGTGCCCGCCACGGCGTCGTACACCCTCGCCGCCGCCGCCACCTCGATCGCCCTCACCGTCCAGGCCACCACCCAAGGCGCCGCCGGCAACGTCCAACCGGGCATCATCGACATGCTCGCCAGCGCCATACCCGGCGTGGACGCCGTTACCAACCCATTGCAGGCCCAGGGCGGGCTCGACGCCGAACCGGATGCCGCCCTTCGCGCCCGCTTCGCCAATTTCATCGACAGCCGTTCCCGCGCCACACCCGCCGCGATCGCCTTCACGATCGACTCGCTGCAGCAGGGTCTGAGCCATGTCGTGACCGAAAACATCTCCCCGTCCGGCGCCTCCGCCCCCGGCACCTTCATCGTCACCATCAACGACGGCTCGGGCGCGCCGCCGGCCGCACTCATTTCGGCCGTCGCCACCGCCGTGGACACGGTCCGCCCCGTCGGGACCCAATTCTTCGTCCAGCCGCCGCAAAACTTCCTCGCCAACGTCAGCCTGACCATCACCCTCTCCGACAACAACAAACCCACCGCGCAGGCGTCAGTCACCTCCGCGATCACCGCCTATATCGCCGCTCTGCCGCTCGGCGCGCCGCTCCCCATCACTCGCGTCGCCGCGCTCGCCTACGCCGCCGCTGCCAACATCACCAACGTCGCCACGATCACCATCAACGGCGCCGCCGCCGACCTCATCCCAACGGCCACGGGCATCGTCATGCCCGGCCTGATTGCCGTGAACTGAAATGGTCGGCGATCCACCCGACATCATCAGCCGCATCAAGGCGGTCCTCCCGGCTCGCTGGTTCCCCGACACCACCCCCGTCCTCGACACCGTTCTCACGGGGCTCGCCACCGCCTGGTCCGCCCTCTACGCGCTCCTTGCCGCCGTCCAGCTGCAGTCGCGCATTGCCACCGCGACAGGCCAATTCCTCGATGGCGCCAGCGCCGACTTCTTTGGCACCCGGCTTCCCCGTCGCATGGCCGAACCAGACGCCTCCTTCCGCATTCGCATCCATCAGGAACTCGCACGGGACCACGCGACCCGCGCCGCCATCGCCGCCATCGTCACCGACCTAACAGGCAACGAGCCCGTCATATTCGAGCCATCCCGCACCACCGACACCGGCGCATACGGGGCTCCAGCCTTCGCCTACGGCACCGCCGGCGCTTGGGGCAGCCTCCTGCTCCCGTTTCAGGTGTTCGTGACCGCGACCCGCGCCCAGGGCGTCGGCATCGCCAACATCGCCGGCTACGGCACCCCCGGACCGCTGGCCCGCGCAAGCCTCGCTGCCGCCAGTGGCCAGGTCACCGATCCCGACATCTACGCCGCCATCGCCTCAGTCATGCCGACGGCCGCTCGCGCCTGGACCCGTATCATCAACTAAGGACCGCCCTCAGTGGACCGTCAGATCGTATTTCCGGGCAGCATCCCGCTCGACACCGACATCCTATCCATCCAGCGTGACAGCATGATCGCGCTCGGCTACCTGGCCCAGGCGACACTCAGCGCCGGCCCGATCGCCGATGGCTTGGTCTGCGCCCCAACCACCCCCGCCAGCCTCACCATCTCCGTCGGCCCCGGCAGCATCACGGCGCTCGCCAGCATCGATGCAACCAACTTCGGCTCGCTTCCGGCCGACACCGCCGATCCCCTGCTCAAGATGGGCATCAACACCACTGCAACACTGTTCACCCTCACCGCGCCCACAACGTCCGGCCAAACGATCAGCTATTTGATCCAAGCCAGTATGCTCGAAAGTGACGCCACCCCGGTCGTGCTGCCCTACTACAACGCCGCCAACCCGGCTCAGCCGTTCAGCGGCCCGGCCAACACCGGCGCCGCGCAGAACACCCAGCGCCTGCAGCGCGTCCAACTGCAACTCAAACCCGGCGCACCAGCCAACGCCGGGTCCCAGGTCCCGCCGCCGGTCGACGCTGGCTGGGTCGGCCTCTACGTCATCACGGTGAACTACGGTCAAACCCAAGTCACCGCCGCCAGCATCACCACCCTCCCCACCGCCCCGTTCATCCAGTTCAAGCTCAACAGCCTCACGCCCGGCTTCTCCCGTATGGTCACGCTCTACAGCTCGACCACCTTCGCGGTCCCGAACGGGGTCTTCCTGGTCAAGGTCCGCCTCTGCGGTGGTGGTGGTGGCGGCGGCGGCGGCGCCAGCGGCCTGGGCGGCGCCGGCGGCGGTGCCGGCGGCTACGCCGAGGGGGTCCTCAGCGTCACGCCAGGCCAGGCAATCCCGATCACCATCGGCGCCGGCGGTGGGCCGGGCAGCACCGGCACGGCCAACGGCGGCAGTGGCGGCACCACCAGTTTCGGCGCCGCCTTATCCGCCACCGGCGGCGCCGGCGGCTCAAGCGCCGCCACGTACGCCTATGGCGGCGCCCCCGGCATTGGCAGCGGTGGCTCGCTGGTCATCAGCGGCGGCTACGGCTCCGATGGCAACGGCGGCACCGCAATCCTCGCCGGAAACGGCGGCGCATCAGCCTTCGGCGGCGGTGGCCGTGCCGCAGCCACCGGCGGCAGCCCAGAGCAACCCGGCACCGCCCCCGGCTCCGGCGGTGGCGGTTGCTACGGCGTCAACGGCAATGGCGGCAGCGGCGCGCCCGGCATCGTCATCGTGGAGTTCTAAACATGATAAAAATCCTTGCTGCAC